ACCTCTAGTAATAGGGGTCTTTTTTTATCTTTTCGGTCTTAATTCAGCTACTGCTATATCTAATGAATTAAGCCTTCCATAAATATCTCTCATGTCAGAATGCATATCATCCATCTTTTCTGATATTAATTCTACTTTGGTTAGTAGGCTAACTACATCTTCTCTATTTCTTTTACCTCTATAGCTAAGTGAACCAGCAGAAACAAAGACTGCTGTTAATACCGCCCCTCCTGTTGCTGCAATAAGTTCAACCATTCTTAACCTTTTGTGTCTATAGTTATAGTATATATCATTTACTTATTATGGAAGATCAAGATGAAAAGGAAGGTAATGGTCTGATTGCCAATGTGGTTCAGATGATTATTCTTTTTTGGAGTTTAGGGGTAATTTCTTGGTCGTACTTTAATCCTAACCCTACCAGGCAAATTGATACAACTTTCGCGGCTGGATTATTGTCAGCCGTGACAGCGCAATATGGGCTAAACATCAAAAAAAATAGTGATGGTAAGAAAAAGAACAGTATTGGCAATACTCCAAAAATTGTGGATAATAAAGATAACAAAAATGTAACACAATGAAAAGATTATTACCGTTATTATTTTTAATCGCAGCCCCTGCACACGCAGACATCACTTCGACAATCAGTTCAAGTATCAAACTAGAAGTAGCCGCGCCTGGTACTACGGCAGATCGAATTGGTAATTCGTATTCTGTTTCTGGAACTGGTGTTAATACTACAGATGGAACAACTGCTGGAAGTCTTGGAGGACTAGGTGCAGCGACTAATGGGGTAAATTCCTATACACCAATTACAGCAAGTCAATTAACAGATGGTGAGTCGTTTTCTTATACAGTTTCTCACACAACCGGGGATACCGTAGCAACATCACTTACCGTTGGAGAAGTCTCACCCTTTGGTGACTTAACAAGTACGAGTGGAGGCACAGCTACTAACTTAGCTGGTACTGTTGATAATCATGTTATTTCAGTAACAGCAGGGTCGTCTGGAACTACAGCGACAGCTTCTTATGTGACTTCTGTCTTGGTGGACTAGTAATGAGTTATGCGAAAGCTTTTATTACTGTTTTTTATATATGCTTTACCAGCTAATGCAAACATTGTTCCTAACTTTACAACCGGGACAATGTCTAGTACGACTAATACGCAAACCACAATTACAGAATCAATCACAAGTAAAGACTATAAAACTGGATATGAATATACAGTTACTGGCACAGGAATTAGTGCAGACGGCGATATTTCACCAGATGCCGTTAATGTTACAGGAACAGTAGGGGGTCAAAGTTATACATGGAAAGGAGCAGATTTAACAACAAAACCAAATTGGACGTTGACAAATCCTACATCAGGAGATGCCTTTCAATTTACAGAAACGTATTCTGCGCCAGGTCTTCAGAACGTCACAACTATAAATCGCACCATAGAAACGGAATCCGTAGTTACTACTACCTCTGTCTTTCAATAGCTCTTTTACCAACAGGAGTTTTAGCTAATTCTGTAAGTCAATCAAATTCTGGAAGTGTAACTAATCAAAATTGGAATGTTAATAATTCTGGATTCCACACCAACCAATACGGAGGTGGTGTTGTTTGCCAAGGAGCAATGATGACTATTACTCCATTTACCACTTTCAACAGTAATTATCGTAAGCCATATCGAGATTTTTATTATACGCCTGTATATGACGAAACTGATATTGAGGGCGACTTTGATGAGGATGGCAACCCCATAGGAGATGGCACACCTGATAACCCAGGTGATATACTTTTTTATCAACAAAATTATTCTGGTACAAACAAGGATAGTTTTGCACTTGGAACAGGAATTACATTAAATTTTAGTATTCCATTGGATAGACAATATACAAAAAAGTGCAAAGAAGCAGCCCAAGTACAAAATGATATAAACAAACAAAAGCTAAAAAATCTTGAGCTTGATTGGCATATGGCACGTTTGCGTCATTGCGGAGAAAAGAAAATTGCTGGAATACGATTCAAAAAAGATAGTCCATACTATGGTTTATGCTCTGACATAGAAATAGTGCCAAAAGCTAATCAAGTCTTGCCTCATAATCATAAAATTGATTTTAAATCTAGTTTTAAGGATTCTTTTGATTCTTCTTTTTAGTTAATTTAGTCATAACTTGCTTGACGATAGGTTTTACCAATTGCAAAACTAAAGGTGCTGATGCTCCAACAAGTGCTAACGAAAATACTCCAACAAACTGTGGCGCAGAAGGAATATATCTATCACGAAAAGGTACAGATTCATATTCTGTTATGCATTCTGTTCCATCTAAACGATGCGAGACTACTATTTCAAGCTTTTTAGAATTTCTGTAATCTCCTACGCGCTGGTCTTTTGAACCAGGGCATTCTGGTATAACTATTTTTTTCTTTTCTTTTGGTAGTTCTGGTCTAGTTGTTGGTGATTTTATTGTTTCATCTGCTTCTTTTCTTTTTTTTTGCTCTTTTGACTCTATAATTTCAATTCTTCTTCTGTCGTATAACATTGGTTGAAATGATGGCATCGAACCACTAGGACAAGAAATAACTGTACCTGTAGGATCATCTTCATATAATGCAGTATTTTTAGGTGAAGCATCTCTGTGATACCTTACGCAACCAGGTAATTTAATAGACGGTAGTGGTACGTTTAAAACTTGGTATGGATTGTGAACTGGTATGTTTATTTTTTGTACGTCTATTTTTGGTATAGATATATCAGGTATCTCCATCTTCTACATCTCCTATAGAAATAGACCAGCCATCTTCTCCAAATTTACCAACTTCTTTTATTTTTGGTTTTTTAATTTTTTTATCTAATTCTTCGTGATACTTTTTTATATCGTTATCCAGTTCTAAATTAAATTTTTGCATACGCAACCAATGTATAAATTTATCAACATAATATTTAACTAGTTTTTTTAAAAATCTAAAAACCATTAATCAAAAGCATCTCTTTTTTTTAGTATTTCTACTTGCGAAAAACAACGTGGACAACTTAAATTTGTCATCACAGAAAATTCTGGATATAAATTTGGATGCATCGTTTCATCGATATCAATATCTCCCCCTATTATTAACTCTGCATCACACCAATAACAATTCATTTTTTAAATGGTATAGGTATTGATTGACCAGTTGTATCTGGTAATGCTTTGTCAAGAACTTTTGGCATAAGTCCTTGTACATTTTCAAGCACTTGATTCATCATCTTGGCTTTAAATTGTTCGCTGGTGACGTACTTAAATGTAAAGAATCCACCGCCTAAAATTCCTAAAACAAGAATTGTAGATAAGATTGTTAAAACGTCTAAAATTTTTCTATACATATGTTTAGAGAAGCATTTTTAAAAGCATTAGTGCCAATGACTTTAATTACATTTACAGCAATAATGGCATTATGTCCATTATATCTAACTATGAGTTTATTAACTAGACAACTCACAGAAAAAACTAACCCATAGGAATTACTCTTGGTGGATTTTTTCTATAATAACCTTTAGGAATACAAGGTTTTTTTCGTGTGCATTTTCTAGGTTTTGGCATACGACATACAACTACACCACCACTTCCTTTACATCTTGGTTTTCTTTTTCTTGGTCTACCTTCTGGAAAGTGATCTCTTGGTCTGTTTGGCCTACCTTCTGGAGAAAAACCCGCTTCTGTAATTGTTGGGAATAATAACCCTATCAAAAGCAAAACTGATAATAATTTTTTCATTTTTTTCTAATATAAGGTCTTAACTCATTGATGTCAAAAACATAACATAATCCATGAGTATTACCGTTAAGTAATAATTTTTGTATTCTATGCCTACCATCTATCATTCGATATTTATTATTAAAAGGATTTAAAGCATTTTTAGCGATAATAAGAGGATATTTTGTATCACACCTTTGATATTTTATTCCGCCACAACAATAACAATTATCTCCACTTTTATTTGGATACAAGTCTTTACCTTTCCATGCAATATCATTAAGTTTAATATTTTCTAATCTTTCATTAGTTAATAAAGGCATTAAATCTTTTAATTCAATCACACTTTTTTTATAACCGTCTAATCTCCAATCTCCTTCTGTATTAGTTACGGTAGCAACGTGCCACCTATTCATTGTCATCTATTCCCCAACCTTGCAATGTGATGTTATACGAAACTGCAATTCTGTCTTCTTTAGATTCATTAAGTAATACTTCATGTAAAACATGAGAAGGAAATGTAATCATATTTCCAGCTACTGGGTTGTATTGATATGATTCATATGAATTTGTATCTAATTTAAATTTTTCTACATAACAATTAAGTTCAACAAAAGCTTCAAAGGAATTAGGATTTATAAATTTTAAATCTCCAGAATTTTTTGGTGTTTTTATCCAAAACACTCCTGATAAATGTGAATTTGGATGTGTATGTCTAGTATTATATGTATTTGGACTATTAATCATAATCCAATAAGTAAGATTGACTTCTAAATTTTTATTTAAACAAGTAAAAACAGACTTTCCTAATCCCTTTTTTATATGCTCAGATATAATATTATCTTCATAAATATTATAAATACGAGAGTGCCAACCACCTTTATTTGATCTTGTTAAACCTTTTACATTTTGTTTTTTTTCTGAATAACAAAAATCAATTAATTTCTTTTGTTTAAAATCTTTTTTATTAAATTGATATTCATGAAAAATAGACGGAAAAACTAATCTTGCTTGATATTTTTTTTTCATAAAGTAACCCAGTTACGATCTTCAAAACTTTTTTCATGTGACGAATTTTCATTATCACAAAAAGGAAAGCTAACAGAAAGTCTTGGCGTTAATGAAATAGCTTGATGTGGATAGTATCTAGGTATCCATATTGCATCTCCGTTTTCCATAATTACATCCAATATCGGTTTTTCATTGCTCATATCTAATTGAGTTTGTTTTTCGATTGAATGATCTTCTACTTCTTTCCATACTTTAAAATTAGTTTTACCTTCACATTGAACAATTACATTATGCTGCATATCAAAATGAGCAGCAAATGGATGTTCTATTTTTGGATTGCGACAGACATAGATATGTGCGTCAGTATGTCTTTGATATTCATCCTCCATACTACTAGCAAAATCATTCAAGTTCTTAGTTGCTCTTGACATATCAGAGAAGTAAATAACAATCTCTTCAAGTAATAATTTTATTAAAGACGGTGGAAAAGTATTTTTATCTTTCATCCAACCATGTGAATACCATTGAAAATTTCTTTTTTGTGGATCAAGAAGATGTACTCTTTCTTGAGTCATTAAGGGTCTTACATTTATAAGATCAGCAAGTTCTTTCCAAGTAAATAAATTTTTTGAATAATTTCTTACAAAATCAGTTTTAAAAATTAATTCTTTATAAGTACTAAGCATACATATCATCAGAACCATTTCCATTAATATCCCAATTAGCACCATCAAATTGATCTTCTTTTGGTATTATCCATTTATTGTCAGTTGTAACACCAACGCCAGTTCCAGAATTGTTGTATGTCATACCAATCCCAACTTGAGGTTCTGTGTTTATATCAATAACAGTTAATCCATCATCTGGTTTCCAAGTTTCTGTGTTGCCATCCCATATTGTTATATCAACAACAAGATTTGAAGAATCAATTAATGCGTATCTTTTTTCCATAATTAAGCCTCTATATATTCAAAAACATAAACTAATCCAGCAGTACCAGAATTACCAGTAAATTGTTCTGAAGATTTTTTACCATCAGCACCTTTTCCATAAGTACGATCAGCATGACCAGAAGAACCTCCTAGTCCTGGAGAATCTGTAGCACCTTCGCCCCCTTCTCCAATTTTTTCAGCACCAGCATCACCAGTAAAACCAACGCCAGCTTGTGCTTGTGCAGTACCTCCACTACCAACACCATTCGTACCCGCAGGCGCACCACCACCACCGTTTGCAGTTATTCGTCCAGAACCTGTATAACTTCCTGATGGTTGAAATCTTGAAAGCCCACCAGCACTACCAGCCCTATATTGATTGTTATTTTGTTGACCGCCAGCACCACCACCACCTACTGTTATAGCTGCGGTCATACTTCCTGTAATACCATAACTTCCAATACCATAACCACCGCCACCACCACCGCCAGTACTTCTATCATCAGCACTCTCCTCACCATCTAATTCAGTACCACTAGAACCGCCACCGCCACCGCCAACCACATGAACAGTAATA